CATTACTTTACACCCAGCTCTAATACCCCTAACATCTGATATTTTATTACCGCCTTCATCTTCTTTAAGTTTAAGTTTCTTCATTGCAACAACAATACTTGATGCGTAAATAAAACCTTGTCCACCGGATATCTTATCATCTGGATCGAACATGTCTTGACTTGCATAGGTATGGTTAGTACATACTATACCAATGTTAAGTGCACCAATCATATTAACTGTATTACGTACCAGTGATGTTAGTGCCTTAGGTTTACGACCCATATCACCTTTCATATCACCAGCTTCAAATTGATTAACATCTGTAGGTGTTAGTAACATACCTAGCGAATCGATAACAAATAATACCTTAGCTCTATTTTCGGCTGGCATGTCTCTATATTCTTTTACAAATTCACTAATAGTTTTAGCTACGTCATCAATCATGGCCATGTTTAATTTAAGTAGTTTCTCTTCTGTTGTGTTAACACCTAAGGCATGGAGCCATTTCTCATCAAGTGCATTCTCACTATCAATTAAGATAACAAATATACCTTGTTCTTGTGCATTTTTAACAATGTTGCCTGAACAGATGTAACTCTTACCTGCTCCGGATTCTCCAGCAAACACTGTTACTTTACCTAGCGGAATGCCTTTAGTAAAGTCGCCACTAATTAAATAATTTAAAGCAAAGTTTCCTGTTGATACCCAATCAGTTGGATCGTTAAATCCTAAACTCATTCCTGGAATACTTTTAGTAATGCTTTTTCTAAATTTACTTGCGTCAAACGGTTTTGCCATTTTCTTCTCCTAGTTCAATGTCTGTATAGTAGTCTTTATAACCAATGTTACGAATCTTATCTTGCGTAGTTATAAACGCTAACAGTTCTTTTGTGTTATTATAACTTGATGCTACCAAAGGTGCAAGCTGTTTGAGTAATAATATATCTAATTTCTTAGACTTTTCTTTGGCTAGTGTTATAATAGCAATCTTCATATCAGTAGTTATCATGGCGATGTTACCACCGCCAGATAATTTTTTATTAAGACTGTTGTCTTGAACGAATCATTGCAAGTATATCTTCTGCCTTTGATCCTGTAGCCACAGGTGCCGCTTCAGCTGGTGCTACTACTGGTGCTACTACTGCTGGAGTAGGTGTTTCTACTGCTTCAGTTACTGGTGCTACTACTGGTGCTACTACTGCTGGAGTAGGTGTTGCTACTGCTTCAGTTGTTGCTTTTGGTGTGCTAAATGCTTCAGATGACCCTGTTGAAGCTGGAGCATTCATACCGTATGGACGGAAATATGCACTCCATTTCTCTGCATCATATGGTCTACCGTCTACTGATGCTTCAAACATTTCTTTCATAACTCTATGTTCAACTTCGCTTGGTTTTTTAGGAAGATAATCATTTAAATTATGTAAGCCATGTGTTTCAATAGCCGCTTGTTCTACTTCTGTTAGTGCAGTTTCTTTACGTGCCCATGTTGACGTTGTATAGTCAGCATATCCACCTTTTTGTGTTTTAACAACACGGAAATCAATACCACGTAAGTAGTCTGTTGGTAATTCTTCCATTTCTGGATCCATTAATGCTGTTTTAATAATATTAAAAATCTGTGGACTCATAACAAATCTACGGATTGGGTTCTCAGGTGTGTTATCATCTGCTAATGTATTTTCTCTTACAAAGCCTTGGAAGATATAAGATCTTTTCTTCCAGTACTTACGTCCCATTTCTTCTAGTGAACTGTCCTTAAACCATGTTCTTACTTCTGCTAGAATTGGACAAGATTCTCCCCACATTTCTATACATGGAATTTGTACTTGAACTTGTTTAGTATCCATTTCACCTTTGATACCATTGAATGGTAAGCGGATCATGTTACGTTCTACCCAAAAGAATGAATTAGTTGGGTCTGAGTCAGGTAAAAAGCGTAAGGTCGATGTTGCTCCTTCTGCGATATTCCAGTGTGGATAGATAGCGTTGTCGCCGCCACCTTGTGAGTTTGATGATGTTCTTGATTCTGCTTGTGTTAACTTAGCTCGAATTTCTGCTAAAGATGCCATGTGTGTTTCTCCTTAATGTGCCTAGTTTTTAGTTTTTAATGTGTATTAATCATACAACAGTTACATTATATGATACTTTATTTAGCATTGCAATGGTTATATTGGTATATTTTACCAAAGTCGTAAAAAAAGAGCATAACTTATCTACAGTATACTCTTTCTCTACAGTTCTTTTTTAAGGAACTATCTAGCCAACCTCAATATTGCTTTTAATTCATCTTCTTGCACTTTGTATGTTTTACCGTCTACTTCAAATTCTTTTTCACCTGCGGATCTTGCTTGGGCTAATTTTTCAGTAAAGTCATTTCCTTCTTCAATACCTGCCGCTTTAAGGAAACGTTCTCTATCAAAGCGTGGATTTTGTTTAGCAAACATATCAGCATGATGATTTGCTAACTCTTTTTTCTTTGCTTGATCTGGATTTGCTTTTAATAAGTCAGCTACCATTTGGAAGTCTTTACGTGTAGGCCCTTCATATACTTCTTGATCTTTATCCTCTGATGCTATTGCTGATGCCCAATCACTTGGACGCTCGTTTTTTTCTAATGTATTTTTACTAATGTATGCTTTCTTGTTAGGGTCCATTCTTAACTCCTTGTCTTTAACTTCGGTCCAGTCAGACTTTTTAGTTTTCCATGTTGTTTCAAACTCTTCATCAGTCGCATTTTCTAAGTCATAATGTAGCTCTTTCATTTTACCTTCGTCAATTTCTTGATCAGTGTCGGAATTACAGTCCGGACAAGCATGTGTAGCACCGTCAGGAGTTTCCCATGAGCCTTTTCCGTCACAAGTTTCGCATTTTTCTTCTGCTTCATTGACACATATGCAATCGTTGTGATCGTGATCACAATCTGGGCAAACATTACCTTCTGGGTTAGCAATACTTTCTGCCCAATCGTTAAATTCTGTAATTTCTTTCATAACTGAGTTCCTTGATTCAAGTTTATTTAGCACCGGAATAGCTTCTTCTATTCTAGTGTCTAGCAATGTTTCTGTAAACATATCACGTAGTTTATCGGTAATTTCTTCATGTGACTCATTTTTAGTAGGGTCAAATGCTTCAACTTGTTCTTTATATCCTCTACGACCTATCATTCTTTTTACTTTCTTTTTAAGATCAGCATAATGTCTAATACCTGCTTCACGCATTATAGCTGTTCCTTCATCTGTAAAATCTTTTCCTCTACTTGCTCTCACAAAGTTAGCTAGTACACCAATATCTGATACTAGTTCGCAAATATATTGACCAAACTCATCATGTGGTGTTCCACCTTCACTTATGTGTCTTGCCATAGCACGTCCAGCAAATAATTTAGTAAAAGGTAGTTTAAAACGTTCGCCTGCTTTATTTTCAACATATAGAGCTTGTATATTTCTATAACGCTGATCACCTTGTTCTTCATCAATTGGTTTTGAATGTATTATCTTAAGTCTAGCTTCTTTAGTAGGCTTAGTATAACTTGTATTTTTATAACCGTAGTATTTAGATTCTTCTACTTGGCTTCTTGTTTGCATTGCGTATTTTAGTTTATTCATATTTTTTAAGTCAAACCCTAGCATGTTGCGTCTAGCAAAGTGTCTTAGTTGATAAAGGAAATCATACCATTCAGACTTATGATCTGTTTCCATGCCTTTTCCAAGTGCGTCACCATAAAATACTTCTAAACTACTGTTAGTAGTAATAGTAACTACAACCGTTCCGTAGTTTTTATCGTCGACTTCGTAATCAAAGCTAAACAGCTTTGCTTCTTTTGGATTAGCAGTGTCTTTTCCTTTAATGTCCCTGGTTACTAGATCAAAATTCTTAGTAGTTAAGAGATTAAATAAATTTTGGTTAATGTCTTCTGTTGATATCATGTCAGTATTTATCTAAAACATAATAAACAGTATTAAAAAAGTATGAAGGGCATTGGTGCTACTTGAGTGTCGCTGTGGTCTTTCATTGTTTCTCCAACACTCTTGTGATAATTTTGTATTTGTTGTAACATTCTAACTGCTAATATAGTAGCCATAACTAAATCGTCATGTTCCCCCGGTTTTGCCGCATAACTTGTACCACTTGCTACAAAGTTTTTAAGTTCACTAATTAAAGATTTAGATTTAACTGTTAAACGATTTTGCTCTAGCAATGTTTTAAATTTACTACAGGTTGCTAATTTATTCTTATGTGTTGTATTAAATCCTTTACGATACCTACGACCCGCTCCTGCTTTTTTATCTTCGCTTAAGAATACACCCTTGATATTATCTTCTCCGTATTCGTCTATAGATATCAATGCGGCTTCACCAATGGTATTATTCTCTACTGAGTAATAAATGTTATTTTGTTCGCCAACATTACTTTCTAGTACTTTGATCATATCAGCAAAAATTCTAACTTGTTCAGGTATTGTAGTTTTATTGTGTTTCCATTCAGCTACCTGTGACATTGTTGTAGCATCAAATACCTGCATGGCCGCGTAGTCACCGCCTGTTCCTAGACTTGGATCCCATGATACTACATACAAATGATTAGGAACTACTGTGCCAAACCAGCGTACCTGACCGGTTCTTTCTGATGGTTCTTCTCCTTCTAATCCCATTAAATATATTGGTGCTATCAGTGTTTCATCATTGATGATAAATTCACATTCATGTTCACGTCTAAAACGTTCATCTCCTAGTTTAGCACGTTCTTCATCTGCCCACGTGTCATCTCTATCCGGATGTTC